TTTCTAATTCGGTTTGTACACCGATTTTCATTCTTTCAGCTAGTCTGTAGACCACCATAAACTTTTTCTCGTTCCAACCTTTATATTCCATTTCCATGGTGAAAATCTTTTGTAAATTTAAAGTTCTCCAATCGGATTGCATATAAGGTAGTACTTGAATAAATGCTTTATCAAATTCCTGGTCTTTTTCTTGTCTATCTTTAAGATATGCAGTAATCTCTTGCATAATACCAATTGTTGGTGGTTTCATTCTTAAAGTACCTGCAGACTTAGTTTTAATTACATAAGTTCTTTCCTTTGTAGAGTAATATTTTTCTACTTGCTCATCAATAACCGAAGGTATTAAATTCTTAACTGATAATTCAATATCGACAGTTTTTTTAGTTTTTTCAGTTTTACCTTTAAGCATTAACTTATTCTCTGGCTCTGGGAATGAAAGATCTCTAATAGAAAGTAATAGAATAATTCTATCTTCTTCTAGAACATCTTTGTAAGACATTCTAGACTTACCATTACCAGTAGACATCTGTGAGCAAGATTCTACAATAGAGTTTAGCTTTTCTTCCATATCGATGTAATTACTTTCATCCATAGTAGAGAAATGTCTAATCTCAGCAGCTTTAGCAGATCTAATTTTAATAACTGTATCTGCTGGGTAAAATTTACCCCTAGATGGTAAGTCTTCTAGATCTAAAACATGCCATCCTAATACCTCATCTGCAGGTCTAGCTATTTCAGGACCAAAATTGTCCATATTAACTCTACCTAAGCCTGATTTATCTACAGCGGCTGCCATAGCGTCAGCTTTATCAGAAGTGTCTGTATTACCAGAATTGTTCTGATCTTTTGCATCAAGAGCTTTAGCTGCTGCAGCTTCTCGCTCCTGGTCCATTTTGTTTAATTCTTCACTCATATTATTTTTCTTTTAAGTTTTTGAGATTTTGTTTAATTATTGATTTCTGTTCGATACTTTTTTTAGATAACTCATCTTGTATTAGACTTCTAATAAAAGCACTAACAGAAACGGGCCTTTGCTCAGTTTCAAGCGCCTCATTTAAAATGACACGGTTGACAGAGCGGACCTCTTCTTCAGTTAAAAGTACCTGAAGCTTTTTTGTTAGTTTATCACTCATAATCTGTTATTATTGGATTATTATATTATATTTTGTTTGGTTAAAAAAAGAAGGCGAATAATCACCTTCTTTCTTATTTAATTAAATTAAATTCTTAATTTACTTCTTCATTGTAGACGTCACATCTCCATGTAACCTCTAACTGAGCTGCATCTGCAGATTCATAGTTTAATTCACCTGTGAATCCGATTCCTGAAGTTATGAAACAGTCATCAAGAGTTATTTTTCTGTAAATATCACCAGCTCTATTAAATTGAACGATAACAACAGTACCTACATAATCCTTTTTAAGACCCATTGCTCCAGTCTCAGGATTATATTGTTTTCTATACCATTGTCTCATAGACTTATATAAGTAAGCCTCATTCGAATCGTTTAGGTTTAATGAGAAGTTGACAGTAATATCTACTGCAGTTCCATCGGGCATTCCTGCATAAGATCTTGTTGAGAACTTATACTTCTGCTCGATAGCTGCTACCTCTCTGTGAAGAGTGTCCAAACCTGAGATTGAGTTAATGTGTTGTAAGAACAATGATTGTCCATCTACGCCATCCGGTGGTAAAATAGTTACCTCGAATAGGTTAGCCTGTACTGGTTCAAAGTTCTTGCCCTTTCTACTAGTTTGGTCTTCTGAATAATGTGGTAAAGCCATATCGTTTATTTTCTTTATTTAGTTTATATATTCTCGTTTTTTATGCAAAGTTTCCGGATGCAATTTCACCTGTATTAAGTACAGTTACTCTCGATACTAGAATCTCTAATCCTTTAACTGGTTCAACGAACGTATCTAAGATACCCATGTTGTTATCAATAACGTCTGTCGTGTTGTTAGTAGTGTCCATGATGTTTCTATAATCGTATACACCACCGTCTTTCTTAACTGACTCCATGAAGTTATCTGCTAAAGTTTTAATTTCTAATCTAGTCTGAGCAGTATTGAACTCAAATAGGTAGTTCTTAAGGATTTCTGCTAGTCCATCTTCAACGTAAATTAATACTTCTCTTACGTGAGCTGAAGAAAGAGCTGACTGAATTCCTTGTTGTGCAGTCTTGTTTCCTTTGATTGTTAAACCAACTCCTCTTTCGAATACAATTGGGTTATATCCAAATGGTTCTAGTACGTCTCTATCATTCTTATCGAATGCAAATTCTAGTGACTGTACGCCAGTTCCACCAACAACACCTCTTCTTGGGCCTGCGATGATTGACCATGGCAGAGCGTCAGAGTATTTGTCAATGTAGTTATTTGAAATGTAAGCTGCTGGTGGTATCACCTTAGTTCTTCCATTTTCAATAACATTTAATCCTGGACCGTAGTAGAATCCATAAGTTGCACCTTCGTTAATTGAAGGTAAAGTATATAATGCACTTGGGTTTAAGTTTAAGTTACCACCCGATGCTACGTTATTTACATCAAACGCTCCAGTTAATTCATTTAAGAATGATGGATTAGTTGAAGCTTTTAATTCTTTAACCATTGGTGCATTAAGAATCGCAGAAGCATTTTGTCTTTCTTTACATAAGAAAGTTAATTCTTCTTTGTTTAAAATTCCACCAGCTTCTAAAGAACCGAATGTATCAATAACATATCTGAATGTAATATTGTCTTTATCTACTAAAGCGTTACCTAAACCAGTACCTGGCTTAATTGCTGTTAATAGATCTGCAATAGTTTTTGCTGATTGAGATGCTCCATCTAATGGGAACACTTTGTAAACACCTGCAGCATCTTCATATCTCTTAAGCGCGTAAGCTGGAGCTGAAGAAACAGCTCTGTGAGATGTAAATGTGTAAGTAGTTGTAACACCAGAAACTGATTTTACAATTTTAGTAATTCTAGATAATTTACCGCTATCACCTGGTACGTACATTCCAACTTTAATATTGTCAGTAAGTGTATCAGACACAACGTTATCTTTATAGAATTTGAATACACCAGCACCCATGTCTAAAAATGACCATCCTGCATCAAATGCAACTGCTCTAGCGTTTAATTCTATATTGTTAACAGAAAAGTTATCATTTACTGCTGATTTCTTACCACCAAATGGTGTATTTGCAATAATTGTTCCGTTTCCAACTAATGTAGATGAAAAGCCTAATGAACCTGCTGGAGAAACTAAGTAAGAACCACCACCGAATACTGAATCTGTATAAGTATCGTTAATTGCACCAATTCCTACATATTCACCAGAATTTTCTGATAATAGGAATGTATTAGGTCCGCTAGCACCTGCAGCTAATAATGTATCACCAACTGAGTCAGGAGTTGCAGCGAAAACTAAGTTTCCGTTATCATCTAATCTAACTTGTACATCTGAGTTCCAAGTAGCACCTGCAGAAGCATCTGAATATTCTTCATAAACTCCGATTTGCTGACTGATTGCTCCATCAGCTATAATTTCTACTTTATCACCAGCTTGGTTATTAATTGCTGTAATTCTTACATACTCATCAGCTTGTGCTGCTTGTAAGAATTTACCTGCGATAATTGGATTTGGTAAACCTGCTAAAGTAGCATCTGAAAATCCAGAGTCACCAGAGATAATCATTGTAGAACCATCAACTTGTGTTTTACCATTGAATGCAGTGAAATCTGCAGTTAGTGGAGTTACAACTTGCTCTACTCTATGAGAAAGTACTTCGTAATCTTGGTATACGTTAAATCCGTTACCTACTAAATCGATTTGTGGAAGTGCATCTTCTTGAATTGCGCAGAATAAACCTGTTCTTCTAGCTTCTAAATTAATTAAAGTTTCAATGTATAATTGTCTACCTTCATTATCTTGGAATTCTGGAATCATAGAACCAGAATATTGAGCTAGTAAAGTTACTTCTCTTAATCCAACAAATTTAGCTAATTGATCTTTTGCTAAACCTTTTGAAGTAAAGAACTCTCCGTATGTTGGATCGTTGTTTAATGCTTGTGAATCAAATTTACCTTTGAATACAAATACATCTACCATATAATCTGATACATACTCGTCAGCTTCTACTCCTTCTGGAATATTTCCTTCACCATACCATTCTCTTGCAGTAACTTCAAATCCTCTAACATCACCAGCTTGTCTAATAATAACTGAGATAGGATCTTGTTTAATGTTTACGAATGAAATCGCGTGATTTGTGTCTTGTGCCGCAGCAGCTAATAGTTTTTCATCTGAAGGATTCCAAAATTTGTCTGTATCAAATACATCACTGTACTTCTTTAATAACTGAGATGAACCATTTACTGGTACTGATGATAAACCTTCTTGTGAAGAGTTTGTAGCTGGTGAGAAAATAGCTACTTTATCATTATCATCTGAAGTTGTCATATTAAGAGCCAGGATTGGACCTCTAGATAAACATTCTAATGCTGATCTGTGGAAAAACATATTTTTCTTTTCTAAAGACTTGTCAATTCCACCGAATACCTGTACAAATTGCTCTGCATCTTCTATTAATACTGGTGTGTTGTAAGGACCTTTTTTAGATCTTCCTACCACTAGTCTAATAGTCTCCGCAGGGATGTTTACGGTTTGTGACTTGTCAAACTCTAGACGGTATACGCCTGAGCTTTTGAACTGTAATAATTGAGGACTTAATGCCATAGTTGTTCGTTTTTATTTTTTAATTCTTTTATTATATATCCCTATGCTTTCGTAAATTTATTTCAATAGGTCATAAATATCATATTGTAAATCTCCAGCTTGGTCATTATCTTTAAATAGTATACTTTCCATCTTATCATGTACCTCCGGATCTATAAAATCTAATAGCTCTTCTACGAAATCTGCATAGTCTGTTGTATTAAAGAATTCGGTTGCAGTTATACAAGTCATTATCACGTCATCATTGCCCATTTGAGCTCCATAACTTCCATTTGGTAAGGTACCAAATAGTGATGCCTCTTTAACTGTAACTTCATCTGTTAAATCTAATCTATTTATCTTATATAATTTGGCAAAATTCTGACAGAAGATAGCTTTATTGTCAGATTTCAGTTTGATTCCCGGTTTTATAGTTCTAGCATCATGTCGATGTTTAAATTTAACTATCATTTCATCATCAAAATCATTTCTCTGTGGAAAGATACTTCTTAAGTATTGGAATAATACTGTACCGTAAGTATTATACTCTACAATCATCTTTACATTTTCAGAGTTAAATATATCTACTGCTAATGTATAAAGTACTTTTGCGAAATCTTCAATGACATGTTCATTCGATCTAAATCTAGCCACTTGAGTAAATTTAAAAAAATCGTACATTGCACCAGGACTTATTATCGCCTCGATTTCTTTATCATTCATTGGATCTACCCTAAAAACATTAATAACTGATGCATCACCACCATTGCCTTCTGCAATATCTACGGAGAATACCCAGAAGTTTTCTGTATCTTTACAAGTATCTATATCAAAATTAGGAGCCCATTCTAAAAAGCCTTTTGTATCAATACTAATATAATCAAATTCGTCAAAGTCATGAAAAATATAGGGCTTCATTCTCTTTCTCATCTTCTTCATATCGACTGGGTCTAATA